GTCGCACGCCGCGCCGCTTGCAAACTGTGCCCGGAAGGCAAGAAAGATCTGCCGGTAAGCGCCGGTTGTGAAGTCGTCCGGGGTCACGTCCTGAAGCACAAGCCCGACCGTCTTTTCATCGATCAGCATCGAACCGAGGACCGCCTGCTGCGCTTCCAGCAGCTTCTTTTCGTCGCTCACAGAAACCGCACCCCCTGTGTGTCAACCTCGCGCTTCGGCGGCTGCGGGTACTCGTCGTCCTTGAGCCGGTACACGCTCAGCCACTGATGCTCGGTCGAATTGTTGAGCATCCGCGCCATGCACGCCGCATCTCCGGCAGACAGGCTTTGCAGCTTGTTCCAGAGCATGGTGGCTGACCGCTCGGACTGAATGGGTTTCTTGAGCTCAGCGCGCATCATGAGAAAAGACTGCATCGCGGAGACGACCTCGAAACCAAGCGGCTCGCATTTCTCAAGCAGCGAAGCGCTTACGGCTTTTTCTTTTATATTTCTTTTTTTATTATCCTTTTTTAATCCATCCTTATATATAGACCGGGAAGTTTGTCCCGCTACCCCGGGGTTTTTGTCCCGGTACGTACCGGGCTGTTCGTCCCGGTACCCATCATCCTCGTCGAGGATGACCGGCGCGGCGACCACGGGGGAAATGTAGCGGATGGAACCGCCCGTCTTGCGGTTCGGCACGACCCGGACTTGGATGTGCCCGTCATGCTGCAAAGCAGCAAGCCAGCGTCTTATAACATCCTCGGAGCAGTGCATGGCGGCGGCCAGCTGAGCGTTACTCGGCCAGCAGTAGCCCTCGCGCCGCATGAGAGACGAGAGCACGCCGTACAAAATCTTTGCATTGGCTTGCAGCTGCATATCGTCTAAGACGGTTGCGGGGATGACAGACCAGAAAGCCCGGAATTCTTGTGGATTCTCCAAAATTTCACCTCCCCCACACTTGCATTTGGCAGCAAACCGTGATAAACTAAAGATGCCTTCATGATGTCCTTTGACATCGGTCCCGTGCAGTCGTTCGCAGCGGCTGTGCGGGATTTTTTTACGCTCTTTTCCATCGTCCGCACCTCAAATCATGCTGTAGTTCGCCGCCAGAAACGGGAACACCGCGATTGCCAGAAATACCGAGCACCACATGAACCGCTCGGCGGCTTTGTAAAATTTGCGCATATTATCATCCTCCTGTGTTGTTGTATGTGACTGCCAGCGCCGCCTGGATGATGTCGGCGAGCTTCGAGACGATCCGGTCAAACTCCGGGCGCTCGTTCTCGTCAATGGTGCCGTCCTTCGCAATCGCGATCAGGCGGCGGTCCTCCCGCGCGTCGGCAAAGTCATAGATCTCATCGATCAGCCGCAGCACCGCTTCGGGAAGCGCGCACTCGCGCACGTCCGGGATAAGCCTGCGGGCGATCTCGCTCGTCTGGCGCAGGTGCTGGTAGCACAGATACTGCGCGTCGTAAATTTCCGCCATCCGCACGACCGTCTCCGACGGCGGGATGCGTACGCCGCTTTCATAGTCCGCCAAGCTCCGCACGGAGCAAGGGATGGCGTCTGCGGCGCGTTCCTGCGTAATGCCTTTGGCGATTCTGGCAGCCTGATAGATATTCGGCATAGTTCTCCCTTCCGGCAGCATATCTGCAAGCCGCCTTTTGATTTCGGCAGGTATTTCTCATGGTGTGCCTGGGCATACTCTGCTATGATCTTCGTGTCAGCCAACGGGCGAGTTCTGTCAGCGGAATGGCGTACTTATTGCCGATCTTACGCGCGGGGAACTCCCGGTCGGCCAAAAGCGTCCGCCGGTCAAGTCCGAGCACT